AACGTGAAGTTGCCAAAACCATCGTGCCTGATCTCAAGCGTATGCGCTCCAATAGATGTTGGAACAACTAAGCGGACAACAGTGCCGCTATCCAAATTCACTTTAAAAATAGCTGCATCAATGTAAGCAACGGTTCCTTTCTTATTCCACCAGCGTGGGAACCGATGCAATGCGCCGTTGGCTGGCAACACCAATTCAATTTCGCTACCAGTGTGACCGACTACAGTAGCGCCGCCTTTGTAAACAAGTTTATCGGCCATTAGATTACATTAAATACCTTCTTCTATTTTAATCATTATTGTGATGCACGTTTAAACCAAAGAAGATTTTCTGCATTGTTATTTGTTTTGCATCCATCCTTATGTTTAATTACTGAGCATCCTTTCTTTTTGCCATACGGAGTAGGCGGTGCACCTAGAAATGCAAAGGCAACTAAGGTGTGGATTGGAACAGTTACTAGTTTTTTGCGTCCAATGCGTTGGGTCAAGTTGACTACTGGATAGCCAGTTTTGGCGATCTTTGGTTTAAGAATACGCTCAATGGTCCCTTTGGTGCTTTTTACTTCGCCTTTATTGTTGACGTAATACTCAATACAGCACTCATATCCTGGCAGTGTGTGGACAGGTATCCAGACGTTGTTATCTATAAATTCCATAACCAAGTATTCTTGGGTAAGCCTTAATAAGTATAGCTATAAATACTATTATTTAATTATGTGAGTAAGTCGAACTCACCAATAATCCTTTTAGCTTACGGAGTTACGATCCTATGTGGATTGATAATGATTTTCCGAAGCTTCTTGGTGCAGAACTTTACCGTCCTCATCCTGCCTACATCATTGAGATGGCAGTTGAGCCAGTAGTTGTACACGATTTCTCAAAGCAGCCGGGCCAAACGGTCCAGCTTGATCGTTACCGCTTCTGGGGTAAGCCTGGCACCAAGGAGTCCCGTGAGCGGACCGCCGATCAAACCCTCGGTACCGCTTCTGCACGCAACATCGTTAAAGACAAGGTTCTCGTGACGCTTCGCGAGTATACAGGTCCTGCCGATACCCGCGACACTGCACAACCTTCCACCTTCAAGGTGGCTCGTGAAACCCTGATTACCGCTCAGCGTCTGCTGCTTGATACCGGCAACCTGAACGTCTTCCACCAGTCCATTGGTTCTCTGACCCTGCTGGACGACTACCGCCGCTGGCGCGACCGCGTCTTCGCAAACGAACTGCTGAAGGCCGAAGCTGCTGGTGCCGCTGGTAAAGAGCAAGGCGGTTATTACCTACCTGGTGGTAAAGCCAAAGGCGGATCCGGTGGCACCTTGGGTGTTACTTATGCCGCTGGTGAGTCTGGCAAGTTTGATATCACCACCGACCTCCTTGAAGTTGTCAAGGACATGCGTAAGCGCAACGTGCCTACGTTTAGTGATGGGTATTACAGGTGCATCGTGGATCCCACCGCGATGATGCACTTGCGTCAGAACTCTGACTTCCGCGAAATCGCCCGGTATCCCGGCAGCGGAATGATCAATCCGATGCAACCCAACGCAGCTCCCAACGCCAACTTCTACCAAGGCATGGGTCCTGCATACGGCCAGGCTGGCTTCGTTGCTGGTCAACCCGTAATGCCTACTGGCTTCCTCTTCGAGGGCGTCCGTTGGTTCGAGTCCACCAACCTCCCTGAAACGTCCTACAACCTTGTGATTACCGACAAGGCATCTGGTGCTGCTGATTATGCCGCTTCCCAGTTGATCTTCTTCGGTCCTCAGGCTGTCGGCGTGGGTATCGGTGGAAACAACGCTCAGATTCTGTTGAACAACAACGACGACTTCAGTCGTTTCATCATCATGATCTGGAGCCTGTTTGCCGGTTTTGAAGTACTGAATAAGGACTTCATCACGGTTGGTTACTCTTTCGTTTACTGATAGGAGGTAACTAAAAATGTCCGTGATTTTTCCTGGTAACTACGTAGCTGATCTCAACGCTTACCGCGAACAGGGTGTGTATGCCACCCCTGGTGTTGAGTTCTATCAAGTACGCGGTGTGGCTCTGGTGTCCGCCAACCTGACTGGTGGTGGCACGCTTAGCCCTCAGATCCTGTCTCCTGACCTGCGTGCAGATGACAAGCCCCGTTTGGATAAAGCCTTTAAGGTCCCTGCTGGGTCTACTGTCTATCGCACCGCAATCAATGCTGTGAACCTCAAAGCTTCCGGCACTGATACCGTCCGTGTAGATGGTCTGACGACTACCACCAACACTGAAGCAACTCTGACTGCTTCTAGTGGTGCATTCCCTGCAGCTGGTGCAACGACTTCTTTTGACTTTGGTACTACCAAGTCTGTTGAAAGCAGCGAAATCACCATCTCTGCTCCTTACTCTGGAGCCCTGACCATCGTTAATCCCGATGACCAGGCATATGTGATCGTTGAAGTTTGCTACTTCAAGAACGGTGCTGCACCTGTTGCTGATGACTGCAACGTTCCTTACAAAACCGAAGCCGGTTCTGGAACTTGATCATCTAGCTGATAGCAATAAAGGCGCTCCTATGTGGGCGCTTTTTTTGTGCCTATAATGTTAGTGAAGTGAATTATAGATTATGTCCAACTTATTTCAAGATTCAAAAACAGGAAAGCTAGTTGAGTTTATCAATAAGCACGACAAAGAATTTGCAATGGTGCGTGATGCAGGAGGCAATATTACTTACGTTGGTTTAGATCAACTTGTGCCTTATGACCGTGAGAAAGGTCGTCTTGCAAAAGTCGCTGCACCACAGATTGCTCCTGAGCCTGAAGAAGAGCTGCCAGTCGCTGTTGTACCAATTGAAGACACTCGTTTAAATCTAAATACTGCACCAGCAGAGCAAATTGCAAAACGCTTGCCTGGTGTTGGCTATGCAACTGCTAAGCGAATTGTTGAATTACGTATGTCTTTATCAGGCGAACGCTTTGCGAATCTTTCACAACTTGAAAATATTCCACGGGTAAACTGGGAGCAGCTCATTGAAGAAGACCTAATCTTTATTAGTTAAACTATAACTAGTGTTATCACATAAGATAAATGCTTTCCGTAGAAGAAGCTCTTTTATTTCAAGCTGTAAAAGATGAGGAAGAACGTCAACTCGCTTTACAGGCAGGCTCTTTATTAGGTGCTACTGGTGGAGCAGCGCTTGGTCTATCTCCATCAGTTCCTTATGGAACCAAGCTGAAAAGAGGAGAAAGGTTAGCTGGAGGTTTAACTGGATTAATTCTTGGTGGTGGATTAGGTGCAGGTGCTGCAGCAATGATGAAACGTGAATCAGAAGCAGGTGCGTTGCTAGGAAAAATTCAAGCTCAACGTGGGCAATTATCAGAAATAGATGAACAGCGATTGGGTGAACTACTAGGTCAGATTTATCAAAATCCATCGCAGATTGTCTAATGGAACTAAATGACTATCAGAAATCAAAAGTAAGGTTTCACTTAGGTTATAACGCAGGTGCTCAAATTCCAGCCGGTGATCGTGCCAGGCTTGAGGAAGCAATGGCGTTAGTTCCTGATGAACTGTGGCTTGATGAGATTGCATATCACATTAAACGTTGTGATAATGCATGGCGTGTCAGTGCTTACTTCCCTGATGATGTGCTTGATCCTAACGGCACAGGCACTGTCAACTTCAGTAGACAGGAAGTTATTGCAGGTGATGTGCAACGGACAATCAATACATCTGATCCATTAAAAGGTGATGAGTATTATCGAGAGATTTACTTAAGGGAAGTTGACCGTTTAGCTGAAACTCTGTATGTGGCAAACTATCGTCGTCCTGAAGTACGTCGATATGCTTTCTCAAGATCAGGCGCAGAATTTATTATGGCTATTCCTGGACCTGCAGATACTTCAGTTGGATCACGAATCACTCTTAATGAGATTTGGAGATAATAGTAGAATAGTTTTAGGAACTACACAGTTAAATCATGCAACCTGTTAATACACATGGTGCAGTTAAAATTCCTATGAATAGTCAAGAAAATGACTATCGTATGAAATTAGCAGCTGCAAAAGCGCAAGCAGATGGGAATCCGTATGTGTCGGGTATTGAATCTGTTAGTCCAGAAGATATGACAAAAAATAGTCGATCTAGGTATGGTGCACCAACCACAATGCCTCAAGAGTACACGCAAAAGAATTTTGCTCAAAAAGATTCTGTAGCTAATACCGATGTAGAAGATCCCACTACAACTACTGGTTCAGTAGAATTAGGTACGTCTGCTACTAAAACACCCGAAGCAGACCCTTCTG